GATAATAGGATTAATTCATTAAGTGATATTAAAGCTAAACAACAGGGAACCATGGACAATTTGATTGCAAAAAATATGTCCACTCATAGTATAAAGTCACAAATGATTTCTATAGATCAGGAAATTACAAAATTGGATAATGAGGTAAAAGTTCTAAATGATAGCTTGAGTTCCAAAAATGAAAAATTAAAAGAACTAGATCTCCAATCTTTATCTCTCCAAACCAATCAAGATGTGGCCAAAGAAGTAGGCCCATTAAAATATATTGCTAAGTTAACAGGTAAATCTTTAGATCAGGTTGTTAACTGGTTCATCATAGCCTTAATGCTTGTTTTTGATCCATTAGCAGTGTCCTTAGTGATAGCATTGAATTTTCTTTTAAGTGCAAAGAACAGCAAAAGAACTGCCGTTGCGCATACACCAGATGATAAAGATATTGAGGAAAAATCGATAGAAGAAGACCCTATGAAAGGGGGAGAAGAAATTCCTGACTTTCTTTGGGAATTTGAGCCGGCTGATAACAGGGATTTACCATTTGAAGTTATAGATCAAGATCCAGAACCAGAACAGGACGAAGAAGAAGAATTACCAATACCAATAGAAGGTATTAAAGAGACACCTAATAATGATATAGTAATAGAAATGCCGCTAGAAAACAAAAATATTAGTGATAATCATACAGAAGTTCAATATATACCACATACAGACCCAACTAATTTAAGATAAATGCCGAACGTACTTTCAACAGATAAAACCTTAATACAGGGTTTTGATTGTAATCCACAGAAACAAAAGAAAATAATCTTCGAAGGATGTACATTAAAAATCATCTCTGGTAGTAGTACCTTATATGGATTAGACCTTTGTAGTTTTGGACAATTTGGTTCAGAGAATGGGGGAAGCTTTAAGAAAAGCTACTATATCCCAACTGGGGGGACCTATACCTTATTTGGGGGTAACATAGCACAGGAACAGGGAGAAGTAGGAATGATTGTGGTACAGGTAAATTATGATAAATCAATTCCTATCGAGGATCGCTACATAACAATTAATTATAAGGGTAGTGTATTTGTATGTGGCCCCCTTATGTTTTTAACCGGTACAACGGAGGACACACAGGTATGGCATGGATGGGATTTAGAACCATATAATATGTCTGCACCTCCAATACATTTTAGCCCACAGATAGACCCAAATATAACATCACCGGACTTTACCCTTGGAGGTATGTTAATATACAATCCTACAATAGGTGAAGTAGAGGTACAAATATTAGTTATGAATTAATGGCAACACCACCACTAGTATGTGCAGCTGATATAGCGAATAGTCTAATAGAAAGAACATATTTTGACAGATGTACTTTATTAATTACCCAGGACTCATCCTTAATAAATTCGATGAGCTTTTGTAATTTCTCTATGGACATAGATGATTTTTTTACACAACATACCAGATTAAAGCCAATGGGCGCATTCTTGTTGGATGATGCAGGTCTTGGAAATTCATTTGGTGAGGTTAGTTTTCTCTTAATAAAGGTTACATATCCCACTACTTTTACTTCCTATGCTGATAAATATATAGATCTTAAATATTTGGGAAATACTTATCCCATAGGAGAATTACATATTTGGACAGGTAATCCAGGCGCAACAGGTGGACGTGGAGTAATAGTAGCACCAGGAAATAGTGAGTTTACTAGTCCTTATTTTTCAACTGGTGGTATTGTAATTTATAATCCACATTCTAATTATGTAGATTTGGATATTATTATAGCAACTAAGGTAGTAGATGATTCTGGAATAGATGCAAATAATACAACAACTGCAGATCCTAGGGACTATTAAATAGAATAAAAAATTAGAATAAGGGGTATATATTTGATGCCCTTTAAAATCCAGGATAAAACGGATATATAGATCAAGTAAAATAAAACTCCCCCATAAAATGGAAAAAATGAATTACGAAGAGAAACTTTCAAAATTAGCTATGGATAAGGCTAAGGATATAGCTCAATCTTTGAACGAAAACTGGAGAGGATTAGATAGTAATAGAAAATCTACTAATGCCGGCTCTTATGTAGACGGGATTAAAAAAGCAATTCTTAATGAGTCAGATGGTAGTACAGAGGCACCTAAGAAAGGTTTTTACTCTTTAGGTCTAAATCACACTATTCTCGCATTAAGAAATACTTCCCTATACGATTTACCAGAAGGTAAAATAATGTTGGAAAGATATATGAATGATTTAAACATTAAGGGTATACCTGAGGTTTATTTATTCGAAAGCTTCCTTAGGGACCTTTCTAATTTTTCTTGGGAAACAAATGCAAAAGCTACTTTAGATAACCTTGAAAAGGTTTATGAAGCTAATGTAAGAGAGATTCTAGTTTTAAAGACTATAGCAGACCTTAGAAATTCTGGGGGGAGAGAACTTTTTTCTGGTCTATCCGAATCATTAACAGAATGGTTAATGTCACCTAATAGGGTTTCTGAGACACTTCTATTCGAAATGAAGAAATGGGCATTTACTCCTGCTATTAAGGGTTTAATTAATAACATTTCTCTTTTAGAATCTAAATCTGCTACTAAATTAACTATTAAGTCTGATAATTCTAACTGCGAAGTTAAAAGAATTATTGCACCCAGCATGGTAGCAGAAAGTTATACTATTCATGCAGTTGGAGGAAGATTTTTAAAAATTGGTAATGGCAAATTATCAATTATGGAAAAGAACGAAGTATCTAAACTACCTGGTAGATTTCTTAATTCTGTATCTTCCTTAAGGGGACAGGACATAAAGATTACAGAAAATGGTGTTGATTTTGTTGCACCGAGAACTAAAGTATCTGTAGTATTTGAAAATGGAGAAAAGAATGTTTATTTAAATGGCAGAAATATGCCATTAGAATCACTTGGAACTACTCTTTCTATAGAATTTAGGAATTATTTTGGTAATTCTGCTCCTATTGTTGAAAGGGTAATGAATATGGTTAAGTATTCTGATGAATTAGCAGAATTGGATTTTGCAAAATCTATTAAATCTAAGGTATACGAAGGTGTAGAAGCTAACCTTTTCAAAGTTGGTAAGAAAATCTACGTACAGAGAGTTAATCCTGGCATGAAGAAGAACGAATTATTCGAAGCTAATGGTAACCAAACAGTTAATTTAGTTAAGGAATTTATTGGTTTTGATATTTCTGAGTCACTAAGTGAATTCTTAGATGGCGAAACTAGGGTAAAATCTATAATGTATAATGATAAGAAGACTATAGCAGACAACATGAAAATAGTTGAAGGCGAATTATTTAAAATAGAAGGTCTTATTAAGGGTAATCCAATGGTTGCTAATGCACCAGAAATATTGGCAGCAAAAGAAATGCTTGCCAATGAATCTGAAATACTAAAATCTCGTTGGAATGAAATTAATGTAGAAATCGAAAGGTTTGAAAAAGGATCTAAGAAAATCGAAATTAACGAAAGAGGTACTTATGGTATTGACACAGCAATTAAGATTAAGAGGAATGGTGTAAAAGGAACAATTATAGGAATTAATAGTAATTCTAAAACTTATACCGTTATGACCGAAAAGGGTGGTAGTGGTGAATATTTCTTTAGTGATGTTATAAATGTAGCTGACGAAATCGAAAAAGTTGATATTAATCCAGTAGTAGAAGGGGCAGATATAGACAATTTGAAAAACATGAACCTTTCAAACGTATTAGACAAAGACACGGAAAAGGTTGTTAACAAGCCTTCTGGAACATCTGCTGGTACATTTACATCTAAGGAAATTGGAGGTAAAGATAAAATGACTGGTGGTAAAAAGGGGGCAAAGGATATTGAGAACGAAAAGAATATGAATCTGGCTACTTTAAAATTTAAGGAAGCAAGTGGAAAAACTGAAGGACCTACTGGTTTACAAGGAAAATCTAATATGGCAAATATTTTAGGGTTTAAAGGTGGAGCAGGAAAAGCAGCAACGAAAGAAGTAAAGGGAACTAGTAAAGAAGACAACAACATGGCTAAAATGCCGGGGGGTAATGCTAAAGGTGGTGCAAAAGATATCAACAAGGAGTCAGCAATGAACCTAGCAAAACTTCCTAAGGGAAAAGCAAAAACAGCATCTAAGGATATTGATAACACTAAGAACATGAAATTGGGTGAATTACCAAAAGGTGAAAAAAAGAAAGTTGTTAATAAACCATCTGGAACATCTGCAGGTTCGGTAAAAAACAAATTAACCGAAGGTAAGGAGCAAAAAAATGCACCATTAGCAGTAGCACCTGGTAAGAGTGCACCAGCAGGTAAGAAATTTATAGAAAAAGCATCTGATTCTAATATGGCTAAAATTCCAGGATCAACCAAACATAATGGTAAGCCTTTTCACAACAATTTGAAAAATTCTAATCTATCTACCCCTCCTGGTATGAAGGGAGCAACAAAGGGTAACACATTAAAAATGTTGAATGGTAAAGTTAAAAAGGGTAAGTAATTTTATAAAAATTTAGTTAAAGACCTTGCTATTATATAGCAAGGTCTTATTCTTTTTAGGAAGGTTTGGAAACTTATATTAATTAGCTCTCTAAAAAGAGAGTTGAAGGCCCTTTACAAGGTCTTTTTTAGTACTCGCTAAGAGGCTAACAAAATAATTCATATCTTAAGATGGAATACGTAAAGAACAAAGATCTAAAAAGAGCACTACTGGAATCTAGGGACAACAATAGATTAACACCAGAGACTATTAAGATGTTTACCCTGATTGTTGCTGGCCTATCTAAAACATTTCCTTATCGTGATCCGCAAGACAAAGAGGATTGTCAGGCATTTGGCATGGAGGATTTAATTAAGTATTGGAATAGATATAATCCTAACAAGTCTGATAATCCATTTGCTTTCATATCCCAGATTGCTAAAAATGGTATGCAGAAGGGTTGGAAAAAGATACATTCCTTAAGGTCCGTTAAAACTATAGCTTTTTCCAGGATAGTAAGAGAAGATAACGAGAATTATAATGTATAACTATGGATCGGCAGGATATAAAAAAACTAAAAGCAAGTGAGAAATATCTAAATGGTAAATATAGACCATCCAATATAGACAAATATATTGGGGATATAGACTCTATCATATTTAGGTCCTCTTGGGAATTTAGATTTTGCCAATACTGTGATTTAAACCAGAATATTGTAAAATGGAGCTCCGAGCCTCTATCGATAGAGTATTGGAGCCCCATTGATAAAAAGATGCACAGATACCATCCGGATTATTATGTAAAGGTATTACAAAAGGATGGTACTACAAAAGATTGGATATTGGAAGTAAAACCGAGACACCAATACGCATTAGAATGTAAGCCAGTAATAACCGGTAAAGTAACAGAAAAGAAACTAAAAGCCTATAACGATAAATTATCTGTTTGGATTATAAATAGATGTAAGTTTGAGGCGGCAAAGAAATTTGCGGAATCGATAGGATATCAATTTGGTACTATAGATGAATCATTTGTATTTGGATAATGGACTTTAAAAAAATATATGAAGAGGCTTTAACAGAAGCAGGGTCAATAGGAAATCTATCGAAAAAGTCCTTTGATAACTATGGAGAAAAATATGCCAAAGTTGCTAATTCTGAAAACACTAATAAACTTATAGCAGGAAAACTCTTTACCTTTTATTATAATTCTAAATATAAACAGGAAAATGGATTTATAAATAGAAGGCCTCTTCTATTTATTGTATCAGATAAACCCATACAAGGAAAAAGAATACTAAGGGGTATAGATTTAATGCTGCTCCCCCCAATGGACCGTTTAAGGTTCATAATAAGATTTACTAACATCTATCAAAAACCTATAGAAATAAACCAGGAAAAGGTAGAGAACGATATTCCTAATGCACAAATGCCTTTATTATTTACGGAAGAACTTTTGGAAACATTATTCGGTGGTATCAACTATAATCATTCATATACCGGCTTTAGAATGGAGAGTATTCAAAATTTAAAAGAGATCCCTATTACTGATTGGCATAATATGATTTATCTAAATACAAAATCTATAGAGGGTGCTAATATTGAGGAAATATATAACAAATTCAAATAATGGCAGGATTTACAGATCAAGGAGGTGGTAGTACTACCTTCTTTAAAAAAGCGCTCGACGGACTAAAAAGAATTGGATCTTTTGGAATGTATTATGGTGATATGGTTGTGAAAAACTCACAATCTGTCGGTGTTACCGAAGCTATGTTTCTACAGAAAGGTGGAATAGAAGATGAAAATTTCTTATACTCATTAAGAAAATCGGATACAACAAGCAAACAATACATTGCCTATTTCGATAAGGACTATAAATCCAAAAGATTATATCTTGGTCAATTTTCTATGAATCCTGAAATAGAATATATTTTGGATACTCTTTGTGATGAGTGTATAGTTTATGATCAAATGAATTTCTTTGCGGGACTTTATAATAGTGACATAGAAGGAATAGGGCCAGAAAAGGAAAAGAAATTACATGATAGATTTAATGAAATTTATACACTATTTGGTTTTAATCAGGATATTGCAGCATGGCACTACTTTAGAAGATTTCTGGTAGAAGGTATATTAGCATTTGAAATAATTTTCGATGATAAAGGTAAAAATATTATTGGATTTAAGGAATTAGATCCTTCTTCGTTACTTCCATCTACGGAAAAACAGCCAGATGGAAGTTTCGTAGAAGTTTATATTCAGTATCCGGATAATCCACAGATGACTAGGAAATTATATGACTCGCAGATAATCTACTTATCTTACGCAAAAGGTAATACTACTTCAAGGGTTAGTTATGTAGAAAGACTTATTAGGTCATTTAATCTTCTTCGTATTATGGAACATACAAGAATAATATGGAACGTAATGAATTCATGTTATCGTTTAACCATGACAGTTCCAATTGGAACTAAATCTCCTCAAAAAGCTAAACAAAGATTGGGTGAATTGATGAGTATCTATAAAGAGGATATTAGATTAAATTCAGATTCGGGGGAGCTATCTATTAATGGTAGACCAAATCTTCAGTTTTTTAAGAACTATCTAATGCCCAAAACTCCATTAGGAACTCCTGATATTAAACCATTAAGTAGTTCTGGTGATGCAGCAGCATTTACTGATGTAAAGGCATTAGCATTCTTTTCTGATAAATTAAAATTGGACTCTAAAATTCCATATACAAGATTTGATAGAGATGATAAAGGGACATCTGGAACTTATTCAGGAAACGCAGAAGGTCTTGATCAGGAAGAAATTAGATTCTTTAAATTTGTAACAAGATTACGTTCTATTTTTCAGGATATTTTAGTTAAACCAGTTTGGGTTCAATTTTGTTTAGATTATCCAGAGCATCAGAAGGATTGGCTTATTAAAGGTCAATTAGGTTTAGATTATAATAAGGATAATGATTTTGCAGAAAATCAATATAAGTCTTTACTTGCATCAAGAAAAGATCAAGTAGCTAAAATAGCAGGTCTAATTGATTCTGATGGTAATCCTTATTTCTCTTTGAATTTTGCTATTGATAGATGGTTATCAATGACAGACGAAGACAAGGCACTTAATTTGAAGTTTAAGAAGAAAACAGACGAAAGGAAAAAGAAGGCAGCAGAAACAGCAGGTACAGATACTTCTAGTACAGAGGGATCAACAACTGGAGAAACAGAAGGTTCGTTAGAAGATACTACAGAAACAACAGAACCAACAGATAGTACTTCTACCGAACCTGTAAATAATAATCCTAACTCCGAAGAGAATAAACCAGTGGATGACGGGGGATCATTTGAAAACGGGGAAGCTGGAAAAGATAATACACCAAAAAATAAATAACTAAAATATGGCTGGTTTTATAGACAATCCACAAAAAGGTAATAGTGCAATATCAAGAATCCTAAAAGTTGTTAAAGGAATAGGTTCCTTTGGAATGGAGTATAAGGATATGGTTATTAAAAATTCTCAGGCTATTGGTATGACTGAAGCCGGTATGAGGGAAAGAAGTGGATTTAGTATGGAGGATGAAGAATTTATTTATTCCCTTGCTGCACAGGACACATCTAATAGAAAATATATTGCCTATTATGATAAGGATTTACCATTCCAGAGAGAATTTTTAAGGTCTTTTGCATTAAACGCAGAAATAGAATGGATATTAGATATTGTTACAGATGAAGGAATAGTTTATGATGATAAGAACTTCTTCTGCTATCTTTCTACTCTTCAATTGGATTTAAAAGAAGAGGTTCTTAAGAACCTCCGTGAAAACTTTAGGAAGCTTTACATGCTTCATGGATTTACTAATGGTACCTCTGCATGGCAATATTTTAAACAACTTTTAATAGATGGGTTTTTAGCTTTTGAAATAGTATATTCTGACACTGGCAAAAAGATCGTTGGTTTTAAAGAATTAGATCCATTGTCATTAGCACCAATTATAGAAAAGCAAGAAGATGGTACAATGGCACAAGTATGGTATCAGTATTATGGTGATACAGTTAGACAAAGAAGACTATACGATTCGCAGGTAATCTATATTTCCTATGCTAAATCAAACACTATGTCTAGGATTAGTTATACACAAAGATTAGTTAGGTCTCATAATCTTTTAAAGATTATGGAACATAGCCGTATAATTTGGAACGTAATGAATTCCCAATATAGACTTAAAATGACTATTCCAGTTGGAACTAGATCCCCACAGAAAGCTAAAGAAACACTCGGTGAATTAATGAATGTCTATAAAGAAGATATTAAATTTAATACTGATACAGGTCAATTAGAAGTAAATGGTAGACCAAATTTGCAGTTTTATAAAAACTTTCTATTCCCTGTAATGAATGGCGAACAACCAACTATTGAAACAATGAATAATACAGGACCAAATCTAAATGTTATAGATGTTCTTGGTTATTTCTTTAATAAACTAAAATTAGATTCTAAAATTCCTTTTAATAGATTTGCAGCAAGATCTGGAGGAGCAGTTGGTACATATAAAGTTGGTGCAGAGTCTGCAGAAAGGGACGAAATAAGATATGGTAAATTTATTAATAGGATTAGATCTATATTTCAGGAGATAATTATAAAACCATTATGGATACAAATGACATTAGACCATCCGGATTTAAAGGATGATAGTGTATTTAGATCTCAGCTTGGTATTAAATTTAACTCTGATAACTATTTTGGTGAGTCCAGAGAAATAGAACAAATGTTAAAGAGTATAGATTTTATTACTGCTCTTGGTGATTTGAAAGAAAAGAAAGGAGATGTAGAAGAATCACACTTTGACCAGGACTTCTTAATTTATAGGTATCTTGGATTATCTACAAAAGATATGGAACTAAACGAAGCCTATAAGAAGAAAGAAAAAGAAGAAGGTGGATTGGTTGCATTATCTGGAGTTGGATCTTCTGCTACAGGAGATGATTCTGGTAGTAATGGTGGAGAGCCTTCTTCTAGTTCTAGTTCTGATACCTCATCTACCCCAGAAAGTTCTACTGAAGATAGTACATCTAGTTCTACTGATACCGAATCCAATACTTCAACTGCTGGAACTACACCTACTACAGCTACTACCCCTACTGCTACGCCACCAGCCGGAGGAACTACACCAACAAATGAGGCTTAAATATATTTAAAATAAATTTTTTACTTCAGAAACTTTTTATTAAATTTGTTTATAAAAATGATAAAAAGAACATGGAGAAACAATTAAATTTACTCGTTCAGTTGGAGGCAACGAAGGGTAATGGATCAGTAGCAACGAAGCAGGAAATGATCAAGAAAAATCGTGATGAGGTTCTTGATTACATTTTGCAGGTTTGCTACAATCCATTTATAACTACCAAACTAAATAAGGTAGATTATGCGGCCACTACTGTAACTGAGGTTAGCCCTGACCTCTTTAAGAACTTTAAGTTGCTCGTAGAAGAACTTAAGGCTGCACCCTCTGCAAATTCAGATCATCGTAGTAGGGTATACAGTTTAATAACCAATTCCGGTCTTTCTCCAGATCTCCAAAAAATGTTGGGACGTATCTTTACCAAGAATATGAACATCAGTCTTGGTGCGAAACTTATCAACAAAGCAGTTGGCAGCGAATTAATTCCTGATCCTGAATTAATGTTAGCTAAAGATGATATTGAAAGGATTAATAAATGGCGAAAAATTGTTTGCGAGTTCAAGTATGATGGCGTAAGGATTATAGCCAAAATTGACCTCAATGGGGAAATAACTTATTTCACGCGTAACTTCAATGAACTTCCTGCCAGGTTCCTTAAAAAAATCACGGAACAAATCAAAGAATTGGTTGGGCATCGCACCGGTATTTTTGTTGATGGCGAATTAACAGACTTCGCTCGTACTACGGTAAGTGGAAAGGTAACTTCAATCCTTGCAGGAAATCCTTCTGAATCAATCGGGGATACATTTCTTTTTAACCTTTTCGATGTTGAACATAGCGACACCCTTATCAAGGGAAAAGGAACAACAAAATATCCACAGCGCCGGGCATTACTTGAAATGCTATTTCAGGACAAAACATTTACACATTTGGCATTAGGCCAAAAATGGGAGATCACCAATAAGGATGAGATCTGGGAAATATACAAACATATCGTAGAAGTAGAAAAGGGCGAGGGTGTTATCCTGAAAGACATTGACCACGTCTATGAATGCAAAAGAAGTACCTCCTGGATTAAGCTCAAGGAAATTAAGGATTGCGATTTGGAAATTATTGGTGTAGAAGATCCAAATCCGATGAGCAAACGCGAAGACAACGGCTGGATAGGCGGATTTATTTGCCAAACCTCTGATAAGAAATTAACGGTTAAGGTTGGCTCTGGGTTCAGCGAAGCATTTCTGGATGAAATAAAAGCCAATGGAACTGATGCCTATATAGGCAAAATTGCAAAGGTAAAATATAATATGTTGGTGCAGGACAGCAAGTCCTCAGAATGGAGTCTATTCCTCCCGACTCTATTGGAAATCCGCCCGGATAAAGAGGTTGCTGATACATTCGAGAAATTAAAATCCCAGCAAGGGAAGGCTTAATATTTTCGAATATTCTTAACAATTTTAGCAGAAATCTTTCCATAGGTTTCTGCTAAAATTTGTATGATAAATGCACTTTTAACAGAAAAGTTAAGACCGAAAGAACTTCGACACATGATACTTCCCGCCAGGATAAGGGAAGTATTTCAAGACGGACTACAACAAAATGTCCTATTCTCTGGATCCGCTGGTTGCGGAAAAACTACATTAGCTAAAATCTTAGCTGCACCTCATCCGCACCTGTATCTCAATATGTCGGATGAGAATTCAATCGAAACCATAAGAACCAAAATCACTGATTTTTGCTCCACTATATCTATTATAGATGGAGCTAATTCTATGAAGGTTGTTATAATGGACGAGTTTGATGGATTATCAAATCAGGCATTATTGGCATTAAAAGTAACTATTGAGAAATTCTCAAAAGGGACTAGATTTGTTGGAGTAACAAATTATCTTAACAAAATACCAGAACCAATCCAATCTCGATTGGAAACTTTTATCTTTGATCCAGTAGATAAAGAGGAAGAAGAATTACTTAAAAAAGAATGGGAATCCAGGATTAAATTAATTCTAACAAAATTAGGTATTAATATAACTGACTCTGCATTGAAACTTCTAATCAAAAAGAATTTTCCAGATATGCGGTCAGTTTTGAATACCATACAAAGATGGACAATTCAAAACTTAAAAGAAATTGGCGAGGATAAAGTAACCGATTCTTGGAACTATGAAGATCTCTATAAGTTGTTAGTATCAAGTACAGATACAGTTAATAATTATAAGGTCATAGTGGGCCAATATTCATCCGATATTGACGATGTAATGGCAAGTCTTGGGAATGACTTTATCGAATGGCTACAAGAGAAAAGACCAGATTTAATCGGTATTATTCCAAGTACATTAATACTTGTAGCACAACACCAAGCTCAAAGAAATTTAGTAATTGACGGAACTGTTAGTTTACTATCTTTATTCTTTTCAATACAAAAAATGGTTCAACAATATGGGAAGAAGTAAAATTATTGTTATCGGTAGAGGTGGCAGCGGTAAAGATTATATGAGGAAACTCTTTGAGAAAAGAGGTTTCAAACATTGCGTTTCCTGTACATCAAGACCTGCTAGACCAGGTGAAGTAGAAGGAGTAGATTATAAATTTGTCAATTGGGAATATTTTGATGAGAACAGGGATAAGTTTTATGAGATTGATGAATTTAATGGCTGGAGATATGGAACTTTAAAAGAGGATTTTGAAACTGCAGACCTATTTGTTATGACCCCCAATGGTGTTAGAAATCTTAAACCAGAGGATAGACAAAGGTCATTAGTTGTTTATATAAATCCAGGCCTGAAAATAATTAAAGAAAGGCTACTCCAAAGAAAGGATGCAGATAACGCAGAGAGAAGAATGAAAACAGATTCCATAGATTTTGATGGATTTACTGATTATGATATTGAAATAACTAACTCCCACTTCTGAGATATATGATATAGAAAAAATACAGAAGTTATATAGGACTACAAATTTTGATGAATTCGTAGCAGGGGTAGAATCTTTGTCAGTGGAAAATCTTTTCAAGATTTTAAAAAATGCTATTTCTAAACAACAGTTTGAGGTAGCAGTTATTATAAGGGATAGAATAAAAATTAAAACCCAGAACAATGGAGATAAAATTTCGGGAGAATCCTGATCCAAGTTATGTTGGAAGGACCAAAGAAAATGCTTCTGCTAATGCTACTATTGCAATAGCAGCAAATTTTAATTCGGCAGGAGAAAAACTAACTAAGAGATTAGTAGAAGAACAAGGTAATGTTTATATCCCTGTAGATATAACTAATGGCTTAATTATAAATGATGAGTTAGTAAGATTTATAGTTAAAAAATTAAACTCTGCTACGAAAGGAAATATATTGGATAATACTATTACTCTTAATATAGCAGGTAATGGTATTTATACTTTGAAAGGAAAATATACACAGAAGGAACTAGATGATTATACTTCCAAATTGTTAACAGAAGTTTTAACCCATGAGGATATAAAGATTGAAATTTCCTTGTTAAGGACTGGAGGACAAACAGGATTAGATGAATCTGGGGGAAAGGCCGGTTTAAAATTGGGGATAAATACATTAATAGTATGTCCAAAAGGATGGAAGTATAGAGATTTATCTGGTACTGATATTGAGGACGAAGAAAAATTCAAAAATAGATTTTTAATAAATTGTTAATATGATTTCAGTAATAATAGATGGGAATTATCTTTTCCATAAAACGTTTGGTGTATTTTCAGGATTTGGCGCAAGTAATCCAGGAGAAATCCTATCCAAAGAATCGGATAGGAATATTTTCATGAGGAAGATTATTACGGACCTTTGCTATTCCCTAAACCAAATACCAATAGACGGTCACGTAATCTTTGTAAAAGATTCTAGATCATGGAGAAAGAATTTAAAAGTAGAACGTGCAGAGTATAAAGGTTCAAGAGAAGAAAAGAAAGATAAACAAGTCGATTGGGGATCATTCTTTGAACTCATAGAAGATTTCGGGAATTTTATTCAATTGAATGGATATACTTATTCTAAAGCACAGGGGGCAGAAGGAGATGATCTTCTTTGGTTCTGGAATAAGAAATTAAGAGATGGTGGATCTAATGTTGTTATATTTTCTGGAGATAAGGATTCACATCAATTAACAGGTGTTGATGAAACTGGTTGGACTATTTGTTGGAATGCTAATTCTAAAAGTAACAAAATAGTTGCTGCTAATGGATGGCAAGAAAAGTATCTCAATAAAGAACAGGAATTATCAGTTTTTGATATTTCCTTTGATACTGAAACTGAACAAGAAAAAATAAGAAAGATTTTGGGATCTTGTGTCTTAGAAGAAATAGATCCGGAAAGATTAATATTCGAGAAAATATTAACTGGAGATAAGAGAGATGATGTACCAAGTGTTTGGGCTTACGAAAAAACACCAGGAAAATTATTCAAACTTACTGATTCTAAATCAACTGCAATTTATAACCATTACAAAGCAAGTGGTTGGGGCACACAAAATATTAATGAGATTTGGGATAACCCTGAATTCAGGGACTGGATTGCCGGTTTTATTCTTAGAAGTATGAATTCCACAGATAGTTCAGAAAATAGGGAACTAGCAATAAATAACTACCATGAGAATGCCCAGTTAGTTTGGCTTTCTGATAAGGTAATACCAGAAGAAGTAATCAATAACATGGAAGAAAGTTTTAATTTACATAAGTTAGAAGCTAAGCCTATTTTATTTGATAGAAAAACTATGATAGCCAGATCTAAATGGGCTGCAGAATTAACACCCTCACACTTTGATCCTTTTAATTGGAAGAAATAATGATAAAAGAAGATCCAATAGAATTTATTTCGGTTAGGGACATTTTACGAAGGATGAACGAGGATTGGAGATCTATACCCAAATGGGCTCGGGATAAATATGAGAAAGGGGATATAATTTTTCTCGATAAAGGAGTATCAGTCCGAACAAACCGTAGCGGTTGGAATGATGGAGGATTATGGCAATATCTTGTACTTACCGAGTCTGGAGATATTTATTTAGAGTTAGAACCACAATTTGATAGAATAAAATAATATATGAGCCATTTTGATATAATAAAAGCTTTCCATAATAAAGAGGAATGGGAAAAGATTACTAATACAGATAAGTCTAAAAATTTCTTCATGTTCAATAGATATATGGCAATGAAGTTCCCATTACAGGCTCATGGGTTTAATCATACAAAAATAGACCCAGCGAAGACAGTGGATTGGTTCCAATCTATGTTTGTAACTAAAAACGAACAAACTAACTTTATTTGGACCTCTACAGGTAAGAAAGAAAAGGTTGCTGCTAAGAAACCTATACCCCCAGAGGTCTCAAAATTCCTATGTGAGAAATATGAGATTTCCATGAGGGAAATTAATGATTTAATTGAATTCTATCCCCTGGAATTCAAAAAGTACTGCGAATCGGTCAAGGAAATGATTTCTTAAAGGCCTCTTTCATTTACCGGATATATAAAACAAAGTATCCGGAAAATGAAAGAACTAACCGATTTAACAATAAAGGACCTTCTATCCAATAACACCTCCACAAATACTCTGATAATAAATCAGAATTTTGCACAGGTTCAGGCCTCTATTTTATTATTACAATCTACATTTGGACTGCAGATCCAAAATAATACAATCGCCAACCCGGCGACTAAAATCTTTGTCGGGCAAGTTTCTGCCGATAAAATTTATCTTCCTAATATAGGCAACCCTAATAATACAGGGGCAGCTACAATTATTTTTAATGGTTCTAATGGCAATATAACTTGCTCTGGTATATCTACAAACAATGATATTTACAGTGGTAATGACGTTTATGTAGGGGCGAATGGTAAGGGTGGTAGAGTAAGATTGTATACGGATCGTAATTCAGACACTACTAAACCACCAAAATTAGGGGATTTTAGATTTACCGGCCCAAATTTCCAGGGTTATATTATTCAAGGTGAAATACCCTCAACTTTTTCTTTTATAATTACTGGTGGTAGCAGTAGTCAAACAATTACGGTTAAAATAAATGGAATAACAATAGGAACTTCTACTTGGACAAGTGATACAGTAACAACCTCATTAAGTTTAGTTAATTCGATTGTAACCAGTGGTAATATTTATGTTACCGCTTCATATTCTAGTGGAGTAATTACAATAAGTTCTCTTTCTGGACTAGCAGTTACATTAAACTCTGCTGTAATGGCTATCACCGGAACAATATCTACAAACATTACATCCGGGACAATGTCAGGTGGTATTAATGGCATTAAAGAGTGGGTTACTTTTGGGACTGGTGGAGCAGCAGGACCCACTGGTCCTGCTGGTGGATCCTCTGGTTCATCTGGTATTAATGGATCTGTTGGAACTAGTGGAAGTAGTGGTATTAATGGAAGTAGTGGTATTAATGGATCCTCTGGATCTTCTGGTATTAATGGATCTTCTGGTATTAGCGGCTCTGCTGGAAGCAGTGGGCAAGATGGAGGAATAGGACCAAGGGGATTCAATGGTAATGATGGAACGTCAGGAAGCAGTGGGGGTGTAGGAACTGCAGGAACTTCCGGATCCTCTGGTACTTCCCCTTCTTTGGGATCTTTATCAAGTTTTGATATTAAATTAGGGGATTCAAGTACTACTGGATATGCTTGGAGTAGTGGATTTTTTGCTTCATGGTCTAATACCTACTTATCAGGTCAGGCATTTGAAGACCTAGATAGGGTAATAAAATTACTTGCCCCGACATCAGCGCCATTATTAAGTAGTGAACCCCCTTTATATCTTGATAGTTATTATTCCAATCCTTTATCATATTATCCATCTTTTGCTGGATCTAGCGGATTAGCAATTAATTTAAGTTCTAGTGGTGCAGCGACATCAAATACAATAATTACAGATTCTTCAAGTACTAACGTAGTACTTGAAAATATGTCAACCTCTGCTTGGACCTCTGGTGGGGGATTTGCAAAGGAGCCACAAAAGATTCTTACTGCATTTAGAGATTCTACAAATTTAGGTTCTATAACTTATTTAGACAATTCGATAAATCCAGGAGTTACAACCAATGGATCTTTAACTGTTACCGAGTATGATTATTGGAATGGTATACCTGGTAAAGCAGGATTTTGGCCAGCATTATTAGCAGAAATTACCAGCTTTATGACTGGTGCTAGTTATGGGTCTCATACAGCAGAGCTTTCTTGGGTTTCAGGGGGAACTAATTTGTCAACATTATTCTGGTATGATAATCCATTAAGTCCCACATTTTCATCTAAGGCATTTTCTACAAATGGATCTACTGGAACAGCAAAATGGATTTCAGGGGTACCATCATTATTAGATACTAATATTGTTACTGCTACCGTTGCTATAGGAAACGCAGTTTCTAAGTTTTATTTAACAAAGCCTCTTGTTGTTGCTAGTACAACTGAAGTTTTAATGAGCTCTTTTGGGTCCTCTGTAGCTGGCTCCCAATCTCCAGGAACATTATCTGGTATAACTGCACAAGGTACAATTCGAAACAATATTTATAATGAAGATATAGTAGTAAATGCAACTGGATATAATGCAAAAGGGAGCAGCATTAATTCAAACATTAGTATAAGTAATTCCTTTGCTGGTAAAACTATGAGGGCAGATACTATATCGGATGAATCATTAAGGTTCTTATCAGGTGGAACTGATGGAAATGCGCCTACTGTCTATGGGGAAACATTTGATCCAACACAATCATTAGTAGCAGCATCATATACTTATGAGCTACAAATGTTAAATGGCTACTATCAGAGATTAAGTGGAACCAATTATAACACTAACTATCCAGCAGTAGGCCCTGATTATTCATCCGAAACTAATGGAGGACTTTATAGATGGGTATTATTTCAATTTGGCCCACAGAATGGTATTTCTGGTGGTATAATAACAATAAATAACATTCTGGGTACCTGGTCTGCAGATCCAATAACATATGTTACTTCTGGTCTGAAGATATTTGCTAAAGTCGATGATATACATTCCCCTGGTCCTACAACTACTGGTTGGATTGATTGCAATAATCCTTGGTTAACTGGTACTGATCCGGAATCTAATGGAGACTTCGCAATGATACCAGGAACGCCAACAACCGCATCAGTGAAAGATTTTACTTTTGGTAATATAACACATAGTGGAATTTTCTGGCTTAGGGTTGGACTTCCTTTAGACTCGGATAAAAAATTTAAATCAGTAAGTGTAATACTCAGATAAATATGATAGATATAAAATAGTATAAAAAATGGCACTTACAACAGCGCAACAGGCAGGTAGGCTTTATAAATTAATATTTAAACAAGCTGAAAGGGATCAAAATAAACAATTCTATGAGGAGCCAATTGGTACCTATTCATCAATTTCCCCAACAGACATTTGGATAGATCAATTAGGTATACCATCTACTGCTGGTAGTGCAGGGGTTGCTGGCCTAGTTCAATATTATAATGCACTCCAATTAAATGGAGACTCTTCATATCCAAATTCATTTACACATCCAAATTTAAATAATGTTATTCCTTTTAATTATGGAGATGGAGTTAGTTATAGATACGTATTAACAACACAGACTGGCTCTGTTATTCCTTTCGGATCTTATGATTGGCTATTAGATACACAATCTGGGGTATTAACATTTTATGGAGGATTACCTTCTGGAGTTTCTTCGTCTACCCCACCAAAATTAAGTTTCTTTAAATATATTGGAGCAAGAAATACTGGGGTTTTATTCTTAAGTGCTAGTGGAACTAATACTTATACTGCGAATACTCAAAATCCAAATCAATTAACTGGATATAGTAAAAATATAGTCTATATAGTTCAATTTCCACATACTAATACTGGCGCTTCTACATTAAACATAAATGGATTAGGTGCAATTAATATTAAAGATCTATCTTCTTCATCACCAAGCTTTCTTAGAAATGTGGCGCCAGGAGATATTGCTGGGGCAGGATTTACTATGCTTGCTTATGATGGAACGCAATTTGTAATTGTTAGTTCTGGCGGATCTAGTAATGGTGTTTCTGGTTCATCCGGATCTGCTGGTACAAGTGCTGCAACATCTGGTACTGGGGGTTCTTCTGGATCATCGGGAACAACTGGTACATCTGGAAGTTCTGGATCTACTGGTACATCTGGTTCTTCTGGTAATGGTTCTTCTGGTACTAGTGGGTATGATGGAATTAGTGGTTCTTCTGGTAGTTCTGGCTCTGGGGGTACTTCAGGGTCTGCGGGTTCTAGCGGGGGCAATGGTTCAGCCGGATCAGCAGGTACATCAGGTTCTGCTGGCTCTAGTGGTGTTAATGGTTCATCTGGTTCTTCGGGTACTAATGGTACATCCGGTTCTGCGGGTTCTAGTGGTATAAATGGTACATCTGGTTCTGCAGGTACTAGTGGTTCTTCCGGCTCATCTGGTGATAAGGGCTCTTCTGGTTCATCGGGTAATGGTACTGCAGGTAGTTCTGGATCTGCTGGATCTGCTGGGTCTTCAGGAATTACAGGTTCCTCTGGTAGTTCTGGAGCTAATGCTACTGCAGGTAGTTCAGGCTCTTCTGGTAATGGTACTGCAGGTAGTTCGGGTACAGATGGGGCTTCTGGTTCTTCCGGTTCAAGTGGGCTTGGAACCTCTGGTTCTTCTGGAACTGCAGGTTCTTCCGGATCTTCTGGGATTGATGGAACCAGTGGTTCTTCTGGATCTAGTGGAAGTGCCGGTACTTCTGGTTCTTCGGGTACTTCTGGTACAAAAGGTACTTCAGGGTCTTCAGGGATTACAGGATCCTCTGGTAGTTCTGGATCTAGCGGTACTTCTGGTATTTCTGGTTCTGTAGGTAGTTCTGGTATTTCCGGTTCTGCAGGTAGTTCTGGGTCCAATGGTGCTGCTGGAACAAATGGTAGTGCAGGTTCTTCTGGTTCATCTGGTGCTAATGGAACTTCTGGTTCTGCAGGAAGCTCTGGTACTACGGGTTCCTCTGGTAGTTCTGGTTCTAGTGGATCTAATGGTGCTGCTGGTATATCTGGAAGTGCTGGTTCTGCTGGCTCTAGTGGTGCTGCAGGTACTTTT